ACAGCTGAAGATGTTACTACAGCCTATAATGGAGCTGAAAGAGGGGGTGTAAATTATCTTATAGATACACACAGAGCATCTGTTATAGATTTTGACGGTATTGATGATTATATAGAAGTTGCTGGATTCGCAAGTAGTAATGTAGGTACTATATCTTTTTGGACTAATATTGAAACTTCAGGAGAGCTTTTTCCTCTTTTAAGGTTTAATAGTGCTCCTGCCGGTAATTTTTGGTTTGAGATTTGTTTCGATGATGACTCTGGTGAAATCTCTGCAGGCTACGGGTCAGATGACGCTGATTATAGTAACGGAGAAAAGGCAGTATATCAATTAAGCAGTACAGAAGGAACATGGTACCATGTATGTGTAGTTACCACTCTTGATCCTGCTGTACAAGGCATTAAAATATATATAAACGGAGAACAAAAAGCAACATCACACCTTGGCGATGGGAATGCATATCCTGCTGAATCCGGTGACCAGCTAATAGGTGTGGACCAGCTAACCAATCCAGTATATTTCCTAGGTAAAATGTCTAATATCCGTATATATGATAGGGCACTAACAACTGCTGAGATTGAAGATATTTATAACTATGAGTTAGATACTAACTATGTAGCTGTACCTGAAAATTTAAGTAACTATATACCTTTTCAAAGAAATTGCTTAGACAATTGGTTTTATCAAAATGACGGGTCAACAGGAGGAGATATAGTGTATGATGGGCAATCTACTGCATTTGCTTCAAATCCTTCTGAAGTGTTATTAGAAATGGGAAGTCCAAGTAATTTTTTATCTTTTAGTTTTTGGATACGTATGGACAGTAATGCTCCTTACAATAATATGGGAATTCAATTTCAAGATGATGACGATAATAACCTTGATGTATACTTTGAGGACAATGATAGTAAGTTAAAGTTGTATAACTGGGCAGAACACTATACCGCTACAACAAACTATACTTTGCCCTATGATACTTGGACACATATTTATATGTACCTCCCAAATGACATTTCTGTAGGGGCTGTTCTGTATATAAATGGGGCTCTACAGGACGCTGATTTCTATGATGAAGCAAACCCTACTTTTAAAAATAGTGTACCTAGTGACTTAGATGGAGATGATGTCTACCCACATAAAATAGCACACCTGCGAATTTACAATGCAGAAGTACCTGCTAATAGTGTATTAGATATTTATAACAATGAAAAAGGAGATTTCGAATAATGAAAATTTACAACAACAATTTAGGTAAGGTAGAGGAGCTAGCTCCTACTATCCTTTGTGGCAATGTACATAAGTTTACAAATAAAATGACAGAAGAAGAACTAAACTCATGGGGGTATTATAAAATAGTGTATAACACTTACCCTGATAGACGTTACTATGTTACTTCTATAAATACAGGTATTGTAGATGGTAAATATGTAGTCAGTTACACAACAGCAGATAAACCTTTAGACGCTGTTAAATCACGTATACTAAAAGAAGTATCTGAGTCTTTTAAACAAGTTTCAGAACGTCCTTCTGTGTATGTAGAAAGTTTAGACATTACTGTTGACGGTAGTAGAATGGATATGGGTAACTTTGAAATAGGTAAAAAACATGGTATCACAAGCATAAAAGATGCTAATGGTAATACTCACACTATTGATGATGCTGGGTATGATGCTATTCTATATGCAATAGAGCAAAATGGACTTAACTTATACTTTAGTAAATGGGATAAAGAGTCTGCTATTAAAGCATTAAATACTTTAGAGGATTTAATTATATACGAACACACTCCTTATGAAGTAGAAGAAGAGGAAGTAGATGAGAATGGAGATCCTACAGGGGAAACTGTTACTGTTACTAAATATAAGAATATGGTAACTGAGTGGTAGTTTACTTTTATGTTAAGCTTAATAAGGTATACTACTTAAAATTTTAATTAAGGAACAATTATGAAAAAACTTTTAATTGCTGCTTTTGCAGTACTAACATTAGTAGGGTGTTCAGGCACTGATGGGGTTGACGGTAAAGATGGTGAAAACCTTACTGTTGTGATAGACGTTGTACAGCCCTTAGCAGAGCCGTCAGAGTACTTTGACCTACAAACCGGTGTAATGGCTATCAATGCTGAGATCGATGCTGTAGGGGCAGGTACGGTTACTTTGAAATATTCAGTACTAGACAACGGCGGAGATAATAACTTTGTATTCTCAGAATATGTAAATGGTACTTTGGTTGATTATGCTTACCCAGACGAAGTAAGTAACTCTAAAAGTACTAGAGTTGATTTTATTAATGAGTTCTACATAGCACCTAATTTAGGAGATGCTGATGTTACGTATAAGTTCGAAGTATTATATGACCGCTATGATAGTGAAGATAACTATATTAGGGACATTTTTGTAACTGGAACCATAACTCAGAAACCTTATAAAACAGGATTAACGGAAGAAGAGATAGTAGAGTTAATTGAAGTTACTATTGAAGAGTCTGTAGGAGAGATTGAGATAGTTGTAGAAGCTCCTGAGTGTGTTGTCTGCGAAGAAGATAACGAAACAGTAGAACCTACGGCTTGAGATATGTCTAAAAGAACAATGCAATATGAAGGGTTTAGAAGTAAGCCTTATAAAGATAGTGAAGGGTACTGGACACAGGGGTATGGTAAAAGAGTAGCTTCTGGTTCCTTACCTGCTATATCTGAAGCGCAAGCTGCTAAAAATTTTAATGAAGACTACAGCAGCCTTACTAGCTCTTTTTTTAAGAAGTATCCTCAATTTAAAAATGTAGATGCTAATGTGGCAGAAGTTTTAAGCGATCTTGCTTACAATATGGGGCCAAATTGGCCAAAGAAGTTTCCAAAAGTTTTAGCGTATTTAAATAAAAAAGATTATGATAATGCTGGTAAACAAATTCTAAATAGTAAGTACGCTGAACAAGTAGGGCAAAGGGCCTTAGATAACGTAGCACTTCTTACAGGTAAAGAAGTTAATACAAACCCTTATTCAGCTTCTACAGAAGCTCCTGCACAAGATATAATTACAATGGCAGCCCCTGAACAGCCTACAAGTTTGTTCATGTCTCCTATAGAGGCTAGTACTCCTAGTGGGTTGGATATGATGCGTTCTCCAGAGTATTTATTAAATAATGCATTACAGATGGATAATGCACAGAAAGCAGTCCAAGCACAAGGCTTAGGGATGTACCCAGAAGCTTTAAACAGTCTTATAAGACAACAATAAAAGGAAGAAAATGAAAGATTTATTTAACCACAGTATACCAACAAAAGAAGATCCAGTTATTAATATAACTAGTTTACCATCTCATGCTTTAAGAAGCCTACAAGCAGGTCCATTAAAAGAAAAAGAAGTTAAACTTGAAGATACTAAAGATGTTGTAGAGAGTGATGTTGTAGACGAAACTACAAAGAAAGAAGATTAAAACTTTTAGGTAGCCTTTATGGTTACCTTAAGTAAAGATAAAAACATCGGATATAATCAACAACAACAAACAACTAAACATACATTACTAACTAAACAACAAACTTTCTATCTAGCTATTATTTTAAAAGCCTAAGACTTTTAAGATAACAGTTAGAAATTAGATACAAATTAGATAAAGGAAAATAAATGAGCGAAGAGTTTCAAGAAGATGGTATAAAGCAAACAACTGCTAAAGCCATGCAACCTAAGTGGAAGAATCCTCCTAGTAAAGCAGACCTATATAATGACTTTGCTTCTGCAGAATCTGGACAAGAAGAGTACAAGTCTACACTTCTTGGGTACGAGGATATTTTAAAAGGTGGTAAACCTATTAAAGTAAAGCCTGGTAAAAGTACTGCCAGACCTCTACTTGCAAGAGAACAAGCAGAGTGGAAATATCCAGCACTTACAGAACCTATTTTAGGGACTAGAGATTTAGTTAAAATATCTCCAGTAGGTGGGGAAGATGTTTTTGCTGCTAAACAAAACTCTTTAGTACTTAACTACCAATGGTCACATAAAATAAATAAAATTAAATTGGTTGATGATATTGCTAGAAATATAGTAGATGAAGGTACTGTTATAGTAAAAACTGGTTGGGAAGCAGAAACAGGTGTTAAATTTGTAGAAGCAGAAGAACCTATCTATGCTACTGCAGAAGAGTCTTTAGCAATCATGCAACAGCAAGTCCAGGCAGGGCAAATGCCGCCTGAAAAGGCTCAAGCTATGTTGGAGGTAGGGGAACCTATAATTAAAGGCTACAAGACCGTTTACGTGGAGAAAGAGACACTTATTAAAAACCAACCATCTTATGAAGTATGTACCAATGCAAATGTAACTATAGACCCTACATGCGAAGGTGTTATAGAAGATGCGATGTTTGTTATACATGAGTATGATACTTCATATGCAGAATTGAAAGCTGATGAGTATACAGTAGACGAAGAGACTGGTGAAGAGTATGGGTTCTATTACAATCTAGATTTCCTAAGCTATACAGGAGATACAGGAGAAATTTATGATGAAACAAAGTCAGATGAAGCTAACAACTTTGAATTTAAAGATAAAGCCAGAAAGCAACTAAGAGCGTATGAGTACTGGGGGTACTGGGATATTCAAAATGATGGAAATCTAGTTGCTATTGTAGCTACTTGGATAGGTAATACTCTTATTAGACTTGAAGAAAATCCTTTTCCTCATGGACGTATTCCTTTTAGTGTAGCTACTTATATGCCTGTTAAAAGGGAAGTACACGGTGAGCCTGATGCTCATATTATTAAAGATCAACAAGATTCTGTAGGTAAGATGACAAGAGCTATTCATGATATTACAGCAGATCAAGCAGTTGGTCAAGAGTTTATTGATGAGAGACTTTTTCCTTCTCCTTCACAAAAAAATGCTTATGAAAAAGGTAATACAGTTTACTTTAGAAGTGGATTTGATCCTAAAAGAGCTATATACAAAAAAGAAGTACAGCAAATAGGTTCTACTCCTTTTGATGTTATTACCTGGCAAGAACGTAAAGCAAAAGAAATTACAGGTACAAAAGGGCTAGCAGCTCCTGCTTCTCCTTCAGGCAAGCTAGGTGGCAATTCTATGCAGAAAGATTCACTGGATCCTGCAGCTAAAAGAGAGTTATCAGTCCTAAGAAGAATTTCAGCAATGCTTGTCGATATGGCAAGAATGACAATAGCAATGAACCAAACATTCTTATCAGAAGAAGAGACTATTAGAATAACTGGGGATGAGTTTGTTCAGATAAGAAGAGATGATTTAGAAGGTACTTTTGATTTAGCTATAGAGATATCTACACCTGAGAAAGACGAAGACCAAGCTAATAAAATCATGAAACTAATGCAAACTAATGCGGCTAACACAGACCCTGAAATAGTTAAAATGCACTATGTTAAAATGGCAGAATTATGGAAGTTACCAGATCTTGCTGACAATGTTAAGAACTTTAAACCAGAGCCTAACCCACAACAACAGGAAATGGCTGCATTGGCAATTGAAGAAGCTAAAATTAAAAATGCGATATTAATGAAACAACTAGAAGACTTAGATAGTAAAATATTTGAAAGATTGTCAAGAACTGAAGAAAACACTGAAGCGGATATTGAAATGAAAAAAGCTAGAGCAGCTAAAGAACTAGCAGCAGCAGATAAGTTACAATCAGAAGCAGATGTTATAGACCAAGAGTTTATCAATGTACAGACCGGTAAGAAGAGAGCAGATGAAATGGAAGATAAAGCCATAGATGCTGCACTTAAAAGCCAGGAGAAAGCTCCAGCTAATAATACGTCCGGTATCGATAAAAAAATTAAACTAGTACTGTAAGGAGGAGTAGTATGAACGAACCAATGCCTAACCCATACTTCACACCTAATTCGGCTTTAGCTTCGGCTAATAATGTTCAAGCTCAAGTACTGGGCAAACAAGAAGCAAAACTACAATTAGATGTGCAAAAAATGGCTATGCGAGAAAATGAATTAAATGGACCACAAAACGCAGTTCCTAATATGGCCCCTGCTCCTCAGCAAAGAGGGATGCAAGGCTTAGGACCTGTTGCAGTATAAATAAAACTTTAAAGGAAAGATAATGAGAATAAAATTACCAGAAGGTGTATACACTCAGTTAAACACAAACACTGATGCATACTTGATACAAAATTTAGGAAATTGTGATGTAGGTATTGTGATTAGTGATACAGCTCCAAGCAACACAGCGCAACATGATTATATTATAGAACCTAGAGAAGGCTTAGGAAATAAGTATATAAAAGGAATTTGTTGGGGAAAACCTATTGGCCCTACTAAAGGGCTTGCAGGAGTAGTTGAGGAGTAATTATGGGAATATTTAGAATATTTAATGTATTTAATATGGCGCGTATTAGTGTAATACAAAGCGAATGTGCCGAGTCTATAGGTGGTGCATCCGGTACTAAGTGGCAATTAAATGAGCCACTATTACCACAGTGTATACTGTGTAAAGAGGAGGAATAATGGATTTAGAACGAATACTTATGGACGGGACTGAGAACGGAGAGACTGTTGCAACTAAAGTCAATGCCGGTTTCGATGCTATAGAAGCATCCTATCCAACAGGATTAGAGAAAGTAGTTGAAAATGATAATGAAGG